GAGATGTCGCGTTCAGCAGTTTGCGCAGAGCCACGCAACTGCAAGCCGGACGTGATGCCGGCTTGCAGGAAAAGCACCCCAGTCGGGGCCACCGATCAACCCCCACTTGGCAGGAGAAAGCTCACTATTTCGGAGAAGGCTGATCGTCTTGCATCCTATCGCGCTTTGCGGAAGAACGCCCCTTTGCTTGTAAGGGGCTATTTGACTGTTTGTGATTTTCTCCAGATCGATCCATACACTCTCGATGAAGTTTACGTTCCCAAATCCCATAAGGTCATTGAAGGGCAGGTCATTTCTCGTGCGATTCCCGAGGCTTCTGCGGAGAAAATCTCCGCATTAGCGCGGGCGCTGGCTAGACCAACCCACGTTCGTGTTTGCTGTAACCCACTAGGCTGTTTCTGTTCATCAGCCGGTGGCAAGAAGGCATGTATCGAGATCTCAAATTGGGTGTATAGGATGATGCCTGTTGGTACCAACCTGAGTCGTGATTTCTTTAGGGGTTCGCCTCAGGAACACGCCATTCTTAATCGGCATTTGTTAGACTACTTCAACAGTCGTGATCGCTCTCGTCAAACCACTCCTTATTCCATTCCGGACAGCCAAATTCATCTGCTCGCTGATCTAGGCATGGAGTTGCCTCAACCAGACGCTCCGACAATTCCGCATGGGCTTCATAAGGGCATCGAAGAGGCACAGCTCAGGCGAATTGGGACACATCTCGCGCCTGAAAATTATGGTCTCATTTCCGTCAAAGATTCTAAGCTACATTTGCTCCCTGTTCCTGGCTCGGTACAAAATCCCGTGTATGAAGCCAAGGATGCTTCCAGGTACCCAGGTAAGGGAGTGACAACAGTTCGGTTAGATGAACACCCGGCGTATCTGATGCATGATGTCGCCTCCGAGGTAACTCCGCATGAACTCGTGGAGCGGCTTGATAAGGAGAATCCGACTGGCCATTTGTTTGTTACTGGAATGAATCCAATTGAAGTCATTGATCGAGCCCGCAGTTTTGAACCCGCTAGTCACGAAATCGATTACGATTTGTCTGGTTTCAATTACATCTTTACGGGTTCTCCATCTGAAGCTTATTTCACTCCAATCGATGTGACCGTGGCTTGGTTACGAACTTCTAGTGTACGGTCTTCATCCGGCAGAGTCTATCATGTTGTCAATTTGGATTACAAGCTTGGACATTGTGTCTGGCACATATTCTCAGGTGAGTGTGCTGAGCAGCACACTCGAACGTTTGGCACTGGGTCTTATGTTAGATTGCCTTCTTCCGTCACTGGCACATTATCTGATGAGTGGTTACCAACAAAGTTATTATCTGGCATCTTGGCTTTTACCACAAGAACGCCGGATTTGTCCACGCGCAACTTAGCTGCTAAGGTGGCGCAACTCGCCACTGCCATCACTCCTAGGTTAACTTCGCGTGAACAATGGATTGCCACCCATATCGCACATCGAATGGCACCAATCAAGACCTGGGACTATTGGTTAGTCAGTTCTTTTTGGAACGTAATGTATGTACTATCGTTTCAGTGGCAGATGCTCAAACCATTGCCGGATCTTTACTCGTATCTAGACGAGCGTCGCCGTTATCGAGTGCTACACCCCACTCCTAGCGGCGGTTGGTCTTGGCGTTGTAAAAGCACTTGGCGTCGCCAAGCCATCCCGAATAATCCCACAGCCCTTCAGAGAATGTCCGCGTTCACTAGCTCGGTATTTACGTTCTTAATACCGAAGATTTTAATCGGTGAAGTCGTCAGTAACGTCATCATGCACATACCGTTATATCAAGTTCTCAAGCATATCATTCATTGGGCTGACATCCAACCGTTACGCTTAGCTCTTACGTTCGCGATTGTTGTAGTCACGGCTATTCTGCCGGGACACGTTGTGAAAGTGTTCTCTAGGTTATCGGGACACTTCTGGCGCCAGCTTTGGCTGCCAGGTTGGGTAGCTGCGGCCGTAGAGAGGACCATCACTGAAATATGCGGTGGTCCCGGTGCTTCTTGGTTATTGTTCATGCCTGGCCGTGGATGGTTCTATCAAGCGTATCTTTGGACCATTGGTGTGCTAAGTGTGTTACCCAACTTAGTGCCTCATTATATTCTGCCAATTGCAATCACAACTGGACATTGGTGGGTGCCTTGTTTGTGGTTTCTATTGATTGCGGCGGAAAATTACTTGAGTTACGCCAGCATGAAGCCATTTCGTGTGTGTGATCCGGTACCATATGTCTGGTTTGAGGATTTAGGTTCTTGGACTAGTCATTTCTGGGCGTCGGACCTGGAGGGACATGCCGGTTTTTGGCAATGTTTAGGCCGATCAGTGTCATCTCAGTCCCCAGTCCTTAGATCCAGGTGTGCCAGGGCACTGAACATTATCGCCCGTCGGTTAAGTCCAAAAGAGAGCACTTTGAGATGCTTGCCTGCGTTTACTAACTTGCCAAGGATTCCAGACAAGCCTGTCAGGGCGATTAGACGCCATAAGGTGGATATTCCTTTGCCGAATGTTGTGCTACAAGGGGCGAGTATTCCGGTGGCCCATGGGTCATCACCCTTGAAAGTAGACCCATCTGGGCTAGGTTTTCATGAATGGGTAGACGCCGTCAAGCTCGGTTACAGTAGTCACAACACCAAATATCCTATGCTTACTCCAGGCAACGCGTGCTTTTGGGACTGTGTGTCCACTTTCGGGGGCACAGCCCATATGTGGTATAGCTGGTATATGGAGATGACAGGTACTAGGCCAGATTTGCATGATCCCATTGTGGGATTAGTCAACGTGGCGGATATGCTATCGTTTGCGGCTTTGTCAAAGTTTGGCATTTCATTTTCTGGATGTTGCACGGACACAGTGCAATCGACAGGGTCTGGCTGGCCAACCATGAATTTAGTGTTAAGCCATGCAGCAGCTGATGGCCTCTTGCACGTAGAGATAGCCATTACCCGTGTAGACAATGAGCCACAAGCCAATTTTGCGAGGATTTTACGAACCCTACGCATGGCTTGGCCTGCCTGGGAGCTTGCATTCCAGAATCAATTTAATGCTTCGCCTCTTGATTCATCCGTTCAGCCAACTGCTGCTTTAATCGGCATGGCCGGATCAAAGCCCATGCCGGCAAACAGAAACGGGATAGCTGATGCGATAATAGCGTCCTTTACTTGTAGGCCTTTGTTACCTGGCGACGACGAGGGTTTTACTTTTGATCGAACTTTAGATTTCCGCAACGGTTTTCCCAATCTATATGAGTTTAATCAGCCTTTGGGCAACCGTGCAGTTGGCAAAACCGAGCCTTCTGTAATGTGGCAGCGTTTTCGGGCGTTAGGAAAGTCCTTCAGGTTAAAGGTTCCGACCGATTGGGTTGCCCCTGACAGTGATGATGCAGTCAAAGTGGGTCACTCTCGTGCTCAACAGCTTGAGAATGAGCGAGCTGTCACTCGCCCTGATCCTGCTCATTGGAGAGCGCTTGAAGCCAACGTGGAGGAGCGTGTGAAGGATTTTCTCGGCATTTCACTCCCTCCCGTGCCGCTTGCGGAGGAGGTGATTATGTACACGGCCGATTTGGCTCGTGCCTCCAGACTTGTTTCAGATCTAAAGGCGCATCCAAGTGTTCTCGAAGCGTTTCAGAATCCTGCAATTCTTCAAGCCCTTGACAGTGTTATGGATTTGTACAAGATTGAAAATCGTACCGTCACCATACCCGTGCGTGCTTACTTTGGCACGTTCGGTTGCGGCAAGACAACAGCCACTAGGGAGTATCTTCGAAATTTGGGTCCAGATATTAGGAGACAAGCCCGAGTCATTTCTCACACTGAGTCCTTAAGGGCTCAGAATAAGATAAATTTAGACTTTCCCGAAATGCGCGGCTTCAATTTTCCCACTTTGGCTTCTGCCCTTACCGAACCGACCACTGGTCCGATCGTTTTTGATGACGCAGGGAAATTTTGGGGTGGAATGTTAGATTTGGTAATTCTTGCAAATCCATTACTATCTGAAGTGGTGGTGAATGGTGACCCGGCCCAGGGGATGTCGAAATTTCCCATCGCAGGCACTCAGAGTGAGTATGATAAGACTCCTTTGGCTGCACTTGCGCCCCAGATCACTCGATACGCTACCATTTCTCACAGGGCATTTCGGTTATTAGCGAACACCTTGGGCATCCACACGACAAACCCTATTCAGGGACATATTTCGCATACCAATGAGCCAAAAGTTGGGCTCCCCGTTTGCACCGCTTCTCCTAGATATGCTGGGGTCTTGGCAGCCGGCGGCAGGGAGGCTTACACATTCAGCACCATTCAGGGCGAGGATTTTAAAGTAGATGTTGAGATTGACATGACTGGACTGGAGGGTTCAGTCATGGATCGTTCAGCTTACGTTGCTCTCACCAGGTCTTCCACTGGAGTTTATGTTCACATGGACGCCATGAATCCAGAGAATCGGTGTAAAGCATTCCCTACCGGGAGTTTGCTAATGAACGCTCTCATCTTTGCCACTCGTTCGGGCGGTCAGCCTTATTTGGCCTCACCTTCCGTACTTTTGAAGGCTGCGTTTTACCGACACCTTGCTTGGGCAATGCCCAGGCTCGTGTGGTTTGCTAAGATAGGGTCTTCTGTGGCAGCTTCGGAATTTCAGCAGGTGTTCCCGGCAGTCGAGGGTCACGTTGTGCTTGAGGGCGACAGTAGTGACATGCCAGCATTCGAGCACGTCGTTCAGGTTGGGCCTGCCCACGATAATTTGGTCCGTGAAGTGCACATGCATGCCAAGGAGAATCGGGAAGTTGCTGGTCGTGGCGGTGGAACTGATCAATTTAAGGAAGTTGCGTTTGTGAATCCTCATGTTCATAAGCGTGCTGACACTGCCACGTATTTTCTGTCTGTCGAGAAACGGTTGAAAACTCGAACTGCTGCTCAAAATATTGCGCGCATGAAAGCTTGTCCACGAAAGGACCTTTGCAATGAGTATGATCGGCTAGTGCCAAGTCCACCACAGTGGACTGCACTCAAGTTCGAGCAATACTGCGAGCGGACAGTCAAGGAATATTGTAGCAAACGTGCTGAGAACGTGGTGCTTGATAAGCTTCAGTCCCATGATCCAGATCGCACTGGTTCTGACATTCGAATTTCCCTTAAAGGGCAAATCATCAAGAAGGATGAGAAGCGAGACAAGCGCGAGGCCATTCCTGGACAGCTCATTCATGAGTACGATATCAAACAGACTCTCGGAGATGGCCCTTTCGCGCTGTTCTTAGAGGACGAGATCATTTCCGCATTTCCGAGTAATTTCCTGTTTTATCGGAGAATGAACCCTGACGAGTTCATTGCGGCTTATCAAAAGACTTGGCGTGTCGGAAATGGTGTACACACATCAGATGTGACTCGCTGGGACGTGGGTTGTGACGCCGGCGTATTGAATTTTGATTTGCACGTTATGATGCGGTCGGGTTTTCCTGGTTGGTACATGGCCGAGTATGCTGAACGTAGACTTAGTGCACGTAGTCAGCATGGCCCGATGGCGACAATGCAAAACTCGGGCGATCGTTACACCTGGGCGTTAAACAGTTTACGCAGAGCGGTAGTAGCTTCGTTAATTAATCATGTCACGGAGGAAGACACGGTGGCGATTAATGGCGATGATGAGGCCATCGACCGGTATTGTGAATCTGACGAGTTCTTGGACTCACCATGGGAATTCAAGAATTTGAACGGTTTGGTTGGCGAGTTCAGTGGCTTCACGCTTGGTGGTCCCATTCCGGAGTATTCAGCGCGTGGTATCCAGTACCGGACCATGATATTGGAATCACGCGACCCGACGGCTCAGAATAAGTGGCTAAACTACCTCGGCCTATTAAAACATGCCGACCATTCTTCCGTTGAGGCGATGGACGTGGCGAGCGCTGCTCACCTACATATGCATCCGGATCTTTTCCGTGAGGCATTGCCTGAGGCTTTGAGAGGGATGTTTCCTGACCTTTTCCCGCCTGGCTTGAGTGCGCTCGAAAATTAGCGCCGTGCTTTGGCACAACTACACACTCATTTGGTTTGATCTATTTAATTCGCGTTGCTTTTCTGTTCTTTTATTCTTTTCTTTACTATTCGCTCCTTTTGCC